CCATTCGGCTGACTGGAGATAGTCCTCCAACAGAGCAAGAACTTGAAGATGTCTTCAAGTCGGTTGGCCAATCTGCTCCTGAAACTTCCGCCATGTCTGCTCAGTATCAGGCTCCGCAGCGGACTGGTGCTGACCCTTACGCAAGCATGTTTCAAGCTGGCTCTCCGCAACAGCTTCAAGCGGCTGTTGACGATGCTGGAAAGATTGGCGAACAGAAAGCTATCCAAGGGGAGGCTGGCCAATATGTAACGCCATATTTTCAGCGTCCCGGCGTGATGACCGCTCCGCCTAGCGTTGCAACTTCGGAAGAGGAAAAGAAAAGAACCAAAGAAGCGGCCATTCAGGCGGCTATTACGACTGCCAGAATTGCACCCGTTGCTGCTGTCGGAGCAATGACCGGAGGGGCCGGGGTTATTCCCGCAGCAATGGCTATGGGTGGTGCAGGTTTTGCCGGAGAAGTTCTTGGCCAGACCGGAGAATATCTAGCTGGTCAAAGAAAAGATTTTTCTGAAGGTCAGCTTGTTAAGGGTGGTGTTGTTTCTGCAACTCCTGTTCTTAGGCCGTTTCAAGGAACTGTCGGGCCTCTGGGTGCTGGAATTGCTCAAGGTTCAGCTCAAGCTGGAGTCAATGCTGCAACCGCTGCATTTGGAGAAACTCTTCAAAAATACATCGATCAAGGAAGGCTTCCAACGCTTGAAGAAATTGGTAGCGAGATTTCTCTTCCAGCTATTTTTGGTTTTACAACCGGAGGTGCAACAGGTGCGCTTGCTCGACCTGCTCGACAGTTGACCGCAGAAGAACAAATCGCGCAGCAAGGCCGTCAAGCTGGCCAACGTCTTGAAGAAACGCTCGGAGCTGGAACCGCGCCGCTGACCGCTACGCAACAAACGGGAAGAAACGTGCCGGGAACTTTTGGTCCTGGCTCAAGCGGTCTTGCTGCCCAACAAGCTCTTCCTGAGCGAATTCGTGGACAGCTTGGAATTCCAGCTCAACAAGAACGTGCGACGGCTCAGGTGGCTCAACAAGAGGTTCTTGGTGCTGAAGCTGCATCTCGACAGGCTTTGCGTGGAAGTGCTGCCGGTGCAGGCGGTCAGGCTGTTGGGGAAGTTGAAGGCGTCATTGGAAGCATTCTCCCTCGCTCTCCTAGAGCTGCATCACTTCAAGATGCTGCCAACAATTCTGTCGGTTTCATCCGTGGTGAAGATCAGCGTCTGAGTGGAATTGTTGACGATGCTTACAATACGGCAAGAACAGCTCGAACAACTAGGTTGGGTGGACAAGCGGAAGCTCCAGTTACACCAAGTCAAAACCTCCGAGACACGATTGATGATGTACTTGGCACTTTGGCAACTGAAGAGCGGGTTACTGTTACTCCATCTCCAATTATTGGTGGAACTCCGACAACTACTGTCGAACGAATTCCTTCTCAGTTTTTTAATGAGGCATCTTCGAGGGCGAGAGCTTTGCTTGATGTCGCTAGAAGCCCACAGACATTTGAGCAGATAGTTGGGTTGCGCCAATCAATCGATGGAGTCATACATCAATTTCAAGAATTCGCTCCTGGTGTTGCTCAGAACCAGCTTCAAAGACTTCGCGCTGCACTGAAGCAAGAAGAGCTTGCCTCTGCCCGTAGGCTTGGAATTGAAAACGAAGTTGTTGCAGCTCAACGGGCTGCTGAAAATCGGTTCAATCTTCTTCAAGACAACCAGATCATCAGAAGGGCTTCCATTCCTGCCGCAGAGGGTGGATATCAAAACACCGAACAGTTCTTTTCTGACCTAGCAAGTTCTCCTGCTGGTTTTGAATCCGTTCGAAACCTTCTGACAACAAATCCTCAAGGGAGAATACAGTTCGATCAAATTCGCAGGGGATTCATAGATTCTCTGCGTGGAACCGGGACGGTTGACATCGGTGGAGTTCCAACAGAAAGCCTTTCCTCTTTTTCGAACAACTTCAGAGAGCTTCCGCAAGCGGTCAGAAACATTGTTACTGGCAGCGAAGCTAACGCAAACAGGCTTCAATCAATTCTGAACGATGCCGTTCGCGTTCAAAATGTTGGCATGTCAATTCCGGTTGCCACTGGAATCAATCCGCAGGCGCTGACGGAAATCACCGACAACATCGGAAACATCGCATCGCCAACTCTTCGCAACACGGTTGCCAATCTTGCGAGGCAGGCCAGAGACAGGGCTGAAGAGTTTTTCAACGCCACGACTCGTCGAGTTCAGCGGAACCAGCTCAATCCAGATGTCGATCCGTCTCAGTTTGTCAGGGATTTCGTGTTCCGATCTGAAAATCCGCAGGTTGTTCAGAATGCGTTGAACCAACTCAATCCGGCGACTCGTGATGCAGTAAGAGCCAATGCAGCGGTTGCGGTTCTGAATCACGTTTCTGAAACTGGGCCTGCCAATCTCAGGCGTGGAATTCAGAATCTTGATGACATCGTTCAAGATCCGAATCGCATGCAGATCATTCGTGATGTTCTGGAGCCTAACGACTTCAACATGATCAATGATTACATGCAGTGGAATCGCGCTAGAAATCTGACTGCTCAAGGTGGCCAACTTCAGCCTGATCAGTTGGCCAATTCTGTCATGCGAGCCACTCGCGCTAGGTGGGTTGTTGATGCTTTGGTCGGAAGCCCTACCGTTCAAAACTTTTTGAGCAGCGCGGTTCGACTACCTCAAACCTTTGCTGGTCTTAAACCAAACCTGACACTTCCTCAGGCCGAGGCTCTTGCAAAGGCTTCAAACATGTCTTTGCTTCAGTTCAACAGGGAATGGGACAATCTGAACAAAAAGTCAGAGGAGGCTAAGGCCAGCTTGCCTGAAGATAAGCGTGGTGTTTTTGACGATACGCTTGGCGTTCCTGCTCGGCCTAGATTCTAATGAAAACCTCCCTCTCCAAAAAGGGTAATACCTATCAGGGCAAGAAGGTGACGCTCAACAAGCCGTTCTACACTCCTGGCGAGCGAAAGAAGAGCGCGGTGTATGTCAAGAATGACAACGGCAACGTCATCAAGGTTCGCTTTGGAGACGCCAACATGGAAATCAAACGCGACAATCCTGAGCGTCGTAAGAACTTCCGAGCGCGGCATAACTGCGCGACGGCAAAGGACAAGACGACGCCTAAGTATTGGTCGTGTGCTGCGTGGGGGGTTGCAATGGTTGGTACTTCGGCTATCTTGTCGATGTGCAAACTATTGAATCAAATCACCAGCATGTAAAAGTAGGTCGATGGAAATTTTTTGACCTAAAATGCGATGTCTGCAAAACCTCAAAACTGGTCAGAGTTGATGTCGTCAGAAGGCTCGACAAGCAGTCAAAACCTTGGAGGTGCAATCACTGCGTTGCGTCGGAATGGCTTTTCAAGTTATCGACAAGACACGGAAAGTACGGATCTGGATCGTACAGGTCGTGGATCAAAATGAAGGATAGATGCCTAAATCCTGCTCACGTTTATTCTAAATACTACAGACTGAAAGGAGTCACAATTTGTGAAAAGTGGCTCTCTTTTGAAGGTTTTTACGAGGACATGGGAGACAGACCTGATGGCTACAGCCTTGATCGAATTGACAATAACCTAGGATATTTCAAGGATAACTGCCGATGGATTCCTCTTCGCGATCAGCCGAAAAATCGGTTGATTTGCAAAAAGAAATATGTTCCAGAACTCGGCAAAGCATGGTGATTTTATGGACAAGATGAAACTTGGTGGTGGCGGACGTTACGAGAAGCTCGTTGGTGAGCTTGAGAAGAAGGGTGTGAAAGATCCTGCTGCATTAAGTGCAGCCATTGGCCGTAAAAAATACGGCAAGGCGAAGTTCCAATCGCTCGCTGCGAAAGGCCGTCGCCGCGCCATGCGTGAGAAGGCTAACGCTTAGGATATCGTCCTTTGGAGTACGGCTTTTTGGCCGACTCCTTATCAACGACGAACTTCTCAGGTTCTGCGTAGTTCCATGAGATGTCGCCGCCTGTGCCACGCTGGATCATAATCGATCCGGTGACTTTTCCGTCTTTGTCCGTCATGCCGGAACGGTCTGCCCGTTTGGCCATGCCGAGCATGAACTTGCGCGGATTGTTGAAGCCAACCTCCTTCATCACAATCACCTCTCTCGCCCAGTTCGTCAGATCCGACGATCCGAATCCTGAGTAGGCCAAATCTGCCACACTTTCAGGCTTGTCATCCTTGCCCTTCGGCTTTGGGAAGTGATGGACAAGTACCAGGACAACGCCTGTCTCCATCATAATCGGTTGGAGCAGATGTCGCGTGAAGTTCGCGCAGACCTCGATGTCCGCAGGATTGCCACCCATGTAGGAGAGCAGCGGATCGATGTAGACCAGATCCGCCTTGGTCTTGCGAACGAGACGGCGGAGCATTGTGGCGAAGTCTGTTCCGGTTCGAACCGTTTCGCGGAAGAAGAGCATGTCAACGCTCCGCAATCCTCGCTCCCAGTTCTCCTTTCCAAACGTCATCTGAGCTGCACCCTTGAGTGCGTCATGCTGATCGGCGATGTCGTTTTCCGCCTGG